GATCTCGAATAACCCGCGGCCGGGCCCACCCCCTGGAAGGACCCAAAGCCCCTGTGAGCCCGCTGGCGCCCCCGTACCGCCAAAAAAGCATCTAGACACGCCCTCAGGGCCGATCGCGTCTCCTGCGTCATTTGCGGGGCGCCCAGGTGACAACCTGACGGTCGATCGCTGCGATAAATTCAGGAAGGTAGTTCTCCGCGACCACTTGCTCAGCAATCTCGAAGAATGCGAAGCGCTCGGTAAACCGGGGGGTCTTTTTAACGAACAGCACGACAGGACGTATCCCCCGCCCAAATGCTGAGTTCTTCACCTCCCAGATGGCCCGGGTATTTTTTATCTTGGCGATGAAGTATTTGCGAGCGTTCCCTTTCTTGCGGGACCTGGCCGAGTTGCTGGCGTTGGCGGTCACGCCGGCGACTGTTTCGGCTGCGCCTACCGCCGACAGCACCCGAACGGCCAAAGCGCCAGGCATGTTACCGAACTGATTCAGGATGTCCTTTGCCGGGATCGCCCACTCGTCCTGACCTAATATCCCCCGCTTGCGCAGGGCGACCTCGAGGCGCTTGGGCGAACGAACGCCGCCGGATACCTGGGGCCGCAGGTATTTATCCGCTGGAATCCCCGAGTTGAAAGCATCCTTGAACCAGACGCGAGCAGCAGGCCGGGTCTTGTTGCCCGCCTTGAGATACAGCGACTTCATCGTCTGCGGGGTTGGGTTGTCAATGCTCTTGCCCAATTGCTCGAGCAGGGTTTTGCGCACGACCACGGCGACCTTGGTGGATGCGGCGGCCAAAGCGTACGGCACCCCTTTCTCGCCCAGTAGGCGGAAGGCCCGATTCAACTCCTGGAAATTGCTGGTGACTTTAACTTCGATCATTTGGTGGACCTCGGGGGACCTTAAAAGGTCCGGAATAGGTGCGCAGCCGCTCTAGCGCGGGCCTTTGCGGACGTTCGGACGTTCAAAGCGTGTTTCCCAAACCCTATAGCGCAATTCGCACGTTTTCATACGTTCCTCTTTATTATGTATAAATACAATTACTCTCTATAGAGGATAGGTCCGGTAGGTCCGCTAATGTGCGCCCTAGAGCGGGTGCGGACCTTTGGTGGACCTTTGGCGGACCTGATAAAAAAAACCCGCTTCGGCGGGTTTAGTAATTTACTGGGAATTTAACGACGCTCCGGCAAATTATAAGTCGACAATTTCCCCTTGTTAAATTTAAAGCGTTTCCTCAGTAAAATTCCCACACGGGTTTGATCGGACCGATTGGCATTTAAAATTCCCAATTCCATTAAAACCTCGGTGGCGGTAATCCATCGGGTAGCTTGGATGGTATGGTCGTACGCCAATAGCAGGCGCTCTTCCAATGCGTTCTGTACACGGAAATCGTCTGTGTAGGTGCCGATGGCTTGGTTCTCTTCACGTGACAGCCAGTAGCGTTCGCCCTGTTGCGCACGAACCAGGCATTCCGCCCACACCTGTTGCATGTCTATGGAGTGGTCGTAGCGGACCGACTCCACGTGAATGGGCCAGAACCGTCGGTTGTTGGTGTCATCGACCAGAAAGTCCAGTTGGTTGACCGTGCCCATGAACGCGGTGCGGCGTTGATAGGTATTTGTCGCCCGGGCATAAGGGGGCCGAAGATCATCCTGATTCTTGGACAAAAACGCCTTGAGCTGGGCGATCTCAGACTTTTTAAACGTCGCGTCCAGCTCCCCCAGCTCTACTAGCCAATGACTGGTCACCAACATCACCGAGTCTTTATCACGTGGCTCAAGCAACTGGCCGTCGATGCGAAATTCCTTTGGGCACCAGCTCCGAAAAAATCGCGTTTTACCTTGTCCACCTGTTTCGTCCACAAATACCAGCGCATGCGAGAATTCGTCCGTGATGCCCGCCAGTAGCGCCACCGCCCCCACAAACCATTTTTGAAACAGGCTACGCGCCTTGGGGGCATGGGCCGGGCTGACCAGTTCCAGACAAGCGAACAGATCGTCCATCCGTTCCACGCCGTCCCATACCTTGCTCTGCACCCACTCAAGCGCCGGATTGTACGGGTCCGCCATGGCAATTTTCTGCATATGGTTGGCCACTGCCGTGTGGGGGTATTTGTTGATGCGAGCCAGGTCTTCAAGCACTGAGATTTGGGCATTACGGGCCAAGTCCCCAGACACCTTGCTATTCCCCATCCAGACTTCAAGGTCGTGGCTCAGTTCGTTGTAGCGGATCCTCACGTCGTAGGCTTTGACCAGTCGAGTCAGGTTCTCCGCGGTCCCTTCAGCAGCGTCCAGATATTCCACCTCGGATTTCTTGGCCAGTTTCGTTTTGACCTGTTCCGGGTGGAAAACTGCCAGCGGGTCAGCCAGCGGCAAATTGAGGTCGTGGCCGGTGTTTTCTCGCACGTTCTGGAAACTGGTCTGGCTGGCAATGGCGCCGGCGATCGCAGCATCCAATGCGTCACTGGCCTGATAGTCTGGGCGCAGGGCCAGAACCGCTTTGAGTAATTCGCAGTTGCCACCGGTGCGCCAGGCCAGATCGGAAATGATCCGGGTCATGTCGCCGGCATCCCAGGCCTTGAACGAAGGCGCCTCGGGATTTTTAAGCAGGTTTTGCAGCACCTGGCTTGGCTCAGTTGGACCACGATAATTGGGCACGCAGTGAGCAGTCCATGGCGCGCCGGTAGCAATTGGGCTGCCCGCTCCCGCAAATACGGCCGCCGCGTCCAGCACTGAAGGCACGTAGCCGATCGCCGCGTGGAACTCACTGTCGTCCACTTCCGAGCAATGCGCGTGCAGGCATTTGAAATGCCCGCGAACATACCCGCGGGTGTGGGCAGGGTAGTAGATGGTGGATGACTCGGCCGACTCGCTGGTGTGTTGGTCCTCGCGTGGGCAGGTGATGTTGAATCCACCGTCTTGGCGCTCGCTCAGGATGTACCCGCCATCGCTCAGGATCTGGACGACTGGGTCAGCGCTGGCCGCATCGATCGTCTTTTTGGCTTTGGGCAGTGCGGCCAATTCGTCATCACTTAACTCGATGGGTACCATGTCGACGGTTTTGCATTCCAAACCGCTACGCACCGCGATCGGGTCCGCCACCCCAGCATCAAATACGGGCAGCGCCGTAAAATGCCACTGCGCAGTGCGAAACACGGAACGGTCGATCGCTGGGGCGTTCTTAAGGGCCCATGCGTCAAGCTGCGCGCTGGTCAGCGGTGTGGCCAACCAGAACCAAACGTGGGCTTTAAGGGTGCCAGGTGGGATGGATGGGTGACCCGCCGAACTGGACAGCTTCCAGTGGTAGGAGGCGTTATGAAAAGAAGATGGAAGGCATTTTAAAATAAAGTCTTCGATAGCCAGCGTGGGGAATTGATTGGGATCAAACCCTTCCACACGGTGCCCGTCGACGTCCAGCATTACCCAGTGATGCGCGACCACGTCCAGCACGGCCTGTCGCCGCATGACTTTACCAAATGCGTAGGCCGGGTCACCCATGGCCTGGCATAACTCGAATACGTTGTTTTTGAAGAACTCACGAATAACGCCGGAGTTCGTACGGCTTTCGAGGTCTTCAAGTTCGTAGGATAATTCGTGGATATTTGAAACGGGATGGTAGGCAAGGTCGAAGTTTTTGGCGTCGGCCGCGGGGGCCATTGAACCGTCAGCTTTCCAGCGCTTTGTGGTCAGCACCGAAGCTGCCGCGCTCAAAACTGTCAAGTAGTCTTGACTCATTGGAAATCCTTTGCGAGTATCGCGCGTGAAATGTTTTTGAATTGCAGCCCGCCCATCAGCGGGCTTTTTCTTGTCTGCTCGATTCCAATTGCGCCATCACCTCGGAGAGTCGGTACCGGATAATGGACCCGACTTTAATGAAGGGCAATTTCTTGTCGCGTGTCATGCGCTGGACGGTTGTCACCGTGACGTTGAGCGCCTTGGCCACGTCATCTGAGGTTGCGAGTTGTTCCATAATGTTAGCTCCAATACGGTACCCTAAGGTATAGGCGGTCAATGTACGGCAAAAGAAAAGCCCGCACAAGGCGGGCAGTGTTACTCAGGCATGTACTTCGCGATTAACTCTGTCAGATCATGCCGCGGGATCGCCATGCACCGCGCGAACAACTCGTCGTCCATGGCGTCCAGGTTGAGCACCGCGAGCGACAACGCTTCGCGCCAGTCCTCACACTGTGACCGGTCACAAATGCGCTGAAGTGCATTTGCAATCGCCGGTGGCATGGGGAACTCCTTGCGCCCCTTGTCAGCGTTGGCTTTGCGCGAATCGGCCTTGCGCTGTTTGTCTGTCTTGGCCATCACGCTACCCCGAAAAGGTTATCTCGAACGATGCTGTTCGGGCCGGCGACGATATCGTAGGATACCCCGGCCAAATTGTTGCCGCGTATCTGGCACTTGTTCACGCCAGGCAAGTTGGCATAAATCTCGAAGTCCGTCCCGGTACGTGCCATTTGTTTGCGGTGGTAGTTGTCGAGGACATTGACACCTTTGCAGTTGTCCATCAGCAGCACATCGTTTTTCAGGTTGCCATCGAACTTGACATCGCGGATCGTTCCGTTCGGGATCATGCCGTTGACCGGGGCTATCACGCGCACACCCACGTAGCTGTTGACCACCGCGCCCCCTGCGAGGGAGAACGAGTGCGTCTCGTCGAACAGCACGCCGTCACGAACGGCCCGACCGTTGCCGCTGATGAAGCTTTTCGACAGGTGCACGTCCTGACAGCGCCGGAAGTGCAAGGCCGCCAGTCCAGCAGAACCCAAATCAAACCCGCACATATCGGCAAATACCGCTTGCCACCCCTGGACGAAGACGTTCATGCCCTGTGCTGTGATGAAGTTGCAACGATCGAGCGTCAGGCCATTGGAGAACGCATCGTCGATGTCGTCCCGGGCATAGATCGCCGTCTTGTTGAACGACATGACTTGAGTGAAATCGGTGAACGACGCGCCACGGCCGAGGATATAAGCGAAGTTGCCGAACGCATGCCAATTGCGGGTGAACTTATTCAGCGACGCAAAGGCGACTTTTACGTCGGCATCGAAGTTGTAGAACATGCAGTCCTTGATGTTCAGCAACGAATCGGAGTTTGCCTCGTTCGCTCCGATGAAACTCACAGCGTTCGAGCCGGCTTGGGCAAGCGCCCCACCCCAGTGGAACACGAAGTTCTTGAATGTCACCATGGCCATTGGCGCACCGGCGGGCCGGAAGTAGTTGAACAGTGAGCGGCCGGTAGCGGCGACCAGCTTAAGCCAGATCATGCCATAGCCGATCCCTTTGAGCAGGATCCGTACGCCCTGAGGGATCGTAACCGTATCGAGGAATGTGTAGGTTCCGATCTCATTGAACTCGAAGTATCGAACCCCGGCGTCCAGTCCCGCTTGCAACGCCGGGGAGTTATTAGGGTTGCTGATCGTTATGCCCAGGCTGGCTACGTCGGTCATTTCCGCACCTCATTCAACGCAGCGGTGGCGTCGAGGCAGGCGCAGATATCGAGCAGCATCATGCACATGTTGGCCACGTCGGCGGCGTACTCCTTGATCGCTGCCGCTTCGTCACGATGCACGGCCTGATGTAGCTTGCCCAGGTGGTAGAACACTTCCAGCACTGCGGTCTTGCGGTCCATCTGGAGCCAGCCGGGCCTGTCGCCCTTGTGAGCATTGGCGTGAAGCTCAGCGCGCATCAGCGACAGGAAGGGCAGCAGAACATCGTCGTATTTTTCCACCACAGCGACCGGCTGGCGCTCGACGACATGCGCGCCCAGCGCTGCATCGCACTCTTTCCACTTTGGCGAAAACTGCCCGCAAGCCTCGCAAGATGAGCGTGGATATGGCTTTCCTTCTGCGGCCATGCGCTGGCGGCAATTTACCGGCGGCGACACGCCGTCAATCGTTGGGTTATTGGTCATGGTCAAACTCCTAGATGTCGAGCCGGTAGAAATACTGCCAATTGTCGTAAGCCTCTTTTGGTGTTTTGCCAGAGGCGAACGTATTGCAGTTTCTGGCGGTGGCCTGCCAGCAGCTGCCGTCCCACTTGAGACGAATGTACGGCCAGCAGCTACTCATGACTTCCTGCCTCGGGTTTGCACCCTCTCGGACATGGGATGGCAGGAACGCCGCCAGTACCTTTGCAGATATCACAGACTGATTTTATTGCCTCGGGTTTGGGGTTGAAACACTTCGGGCACGACGGCTTACCGCCAGCACCGAAAAGTTCTTCAGGTGTATATTCACCGTCGTTCAGCAGCGCTTGATCCTCCGCCGATACCTGGCAGCAATCTGGTTTGGGGTTGAGGGCGGCTTTGAATTTTGTATAGGTTGTCTTACTTCTGACCTCGCCCGCCTCAACGCGTCGGCAAAACTCCTGCATGAGCTTTGAGAATTCGCCATTCTGTTTGGCAAGCTCAATTTTCTGGCGAACAACAATATTAAAATTGTCCGTCATTTCGGCAAGCTCAGCCTCAGCCGTATCGGCGCGCAGGCGTTGGGCGTCGAGCTCCTGCTGCAATTCAGAAAGCTGATAAACCGATTGGGCCGAGACGTTTTTGAAAAGCTGCTCATGCTTTGGGCTTTTAATATCCCGGCACAGATATACCCATTCGCGACGACTTGTTGAGCCATTGCCGATGGTTGCGCGGTACCGCTTCACATCATCCATTTTTCAATACCCCATTGAATAAGTTGCGGAAGGCCGTTGCAGGCCAGGGCGATAAGGCAGTAGGCGTAGGTGGTCATGCACGGCACTCCATCACAGCTTCGATAAAGACGTGCGCCGCTTCAGCGTTGATAGCGTTTCCGTAGGCGCGCAGTCGTCCCACTCGGGAGGAAGCCCCATTAGCCAGCGGGGATGTGCCGGGTTCAACTGGCCGGAACCGATCATCCCTGCAGCCGATCCAGTCAGCACCTCCCCAGAAGCCATTAACCGGACCGCGCCCGGAAGTTTCCAAGCTAGTCCCGGCGATCCGTCGGGATTTTTCCCACTGTAGCAATGGGTCGAACCCGTGGAGTCGTTCGCTATCGGACTCGGCCAGCCCGTCAATGACACCTGCTTGCGCAACTCCACCCTGCGGCAGTCCGGCTCTGGTTCGTAGGCATTCCCCTTTCCGTCGCACGCCTTCGGTGTTGCCCAGCCCGACCAGTTCACGACCTCCACTGTCTTGCGGCTGCTGTCGTTGTTGCCCGCCGCGTTGTTCCCGTTCTGCGCCGGCGTTCCGGCCATTGGCGTTGGCCAACCAGCCAGCGCCACGATTTGGTTGAGTGGTCGCCCCGTATCCCACGGCCTTGCGTCCTTCGCGCCCCGGTTCGCGTCCGCTGCGGTCACTGTCGGCCACCCAGAACAGGCGGTCTCGGATATGCGGCGCACCGACGCCCGCAGACGGAAACGGGACGGCCCCGAAGGCGTAACCCATGGCTTCCAGGTCAGCGTGTACAAGGTCGACCCAAGGTTCAACAGCCTTGCCCGCAACCTGTTCTCCAAAGATAATTGAAGGTGTGCACTGGGTGATGAGGTGGAAAAATGCGGGCCACAAATGCCGCTCGTCAGCAAACCCAGTTCCCGCGCCTGCCGCGCTGAAAGGTTGACAGGGGCAAGATCCTGTCCAAACCGGGCGATCGTCAGGCCACCCAGCGCGGCGCAAGGCCAGTGACCAAACGCCGATTCCGGCGAAGAAATGGCATTGGGTAAAGCCTCGCAGGTCATCAGGCAAGACATCTTCGATAGATCGTTCATCAACAACACCTGGGGCGATGTGGCCCGCTTCGATTAGGTTTCGCAGCCACTGGGCAGCGTATGGGTCGAACTCGTTGTAGTAGGCCGTCACGCCTCAATACTCCAATTAACCCCGTCCTTCGCCCGCTGATCGCGAAGCTTGGCCAGGTGTGCGCCGTAAAGGCTGATGCCGTAGATGGCTACGGTGATGATTGCCAGCCAGGTTAGGATGGCGTAGAGGGCGGTCATGACACCACCCGATATTTTCCGTCGGCCAGCTCGAGGCAGCTACCGTCCGCGAAAGCCCACCGTCGGTAACTGCCAACCAGGGTGCAGCGTACATGGCCGCGCAACAACTTTGATTCGCGGCTCAAGCGGTCTTCGTGCCGAGAGAATGGCGACAGCATCACCATCGCCCAAGCCACCTTCCGCGCCTCACTGAACCGGGTCATTTGGTTTCATTCCGGGCTGCTGCCGGACGCGCACAGGACACCCGCGGCAACCTTTGCATGGTGGTGTTGACCTGTTGCAGCATCTGGAAATTCTGCGCCCAGATGACCAGCAGCAGGAACACACAGGTCATATCGGAAAATTTCATCACAGCTCCTTGATATTGATGGGGCAATACGGACTATCGAAGTCTTCGCCAAACAAGTGCACCGGCTGGCCCTCCGCCGCGCGCCACTGATTCACCCAGTCGATATAACCGAGCGCCAACAGAACGGGAGTTAGGATTTGGAGTTTCATCGCAGCGGTGCCTCGTTGTTTTTTTTTTTCAGTTCCCGAACTATAGATCCTAACTGACGAACTCGTCAACTAGCAGACAATAAAAAGCCCGTCATGCGACGGGCGGTATTTAAGCGTCGAACACTTGTCCGGCGGCGAGAGAGCGCAGGGACTGTGGAGCCTTCAGTGCTTCGGGGTGACGGCCGAGTAAACCTTGGGCGACCACCTGCAAATTCTTCCGGGCCACGGCGTAACGCATCAGTTCCGTACGCAGCCCTTCCATATTCCCGAAGTACATATTGACCAACCCTTGAGAGACCCCGGCCTTATCTGCCACACCGTCACGTGTGATCCGGGTGTAGCCGTCATTCAGCGCCAGCACCAAAGCCGCTTCGAGGATCTGTTCCCGACGCACCTCGGCGCCCGGCTTGTTGAACTTGGTGGCGATAGTGGCCATGGCGATATTCCGATCCGATTCAATTGCCCGCATGGTAGCCACTATCTGACGGCTTCGTCAATCGAAACGGAAAGTCGCTGAACGCCACGCCGTCTGGGTAGGTCACCCAACGCTTGCCCGCAGCCAGTGGCGGCCCCATGACTGCCTCGACCGTGGCCAGGCTATCGAACCCCGAGTCGGTCGAGTCGGCTGTTGCCTCGCGGGTGACTGGATCGTACGCCGTTACCCAGATCATGCGAACCGCCACCAGGCTACGCCGACGGATACGTCTTGTCCCCAGTGCAGCGAGTGGGCCGGCTGGGATACCCGGTCGCCGTTCATCAGCACCGCTTCAATTTCCTCAGACATGTCAAGCGGTGCGCCAGCCGAGCGGTTGTCGCGCCAGCGGCCGCCATCTGGGCGGCTTGGGTAAACGGGGGCGGGTTCTGCGCAGTCTCGGGCCGCGAAGTCCACTTGCCCTGCTTCAGGTTCGGGAATGGCGATTGCTGATAAGTCAACCTTGCGTGTCTTAGGCCCCGCGTAACCTGGCCGGGTAGCGATGACCTTAAACGCCATCGGGGCAAGACTGACCACATACTGCAACCGACCGTACCCTACGTCAGATGACGGAGGCCCGAAATACTCGCCATCCTCCAGTTCGGCAAACACCTGTCGGCCTCGAGACGAAAGCAGGTGGGTCGCCCACGGTTGAGAACCCCAGTCAACCTCAAGCGTCGGGACACTGGGTGTAGCCGCGGGGCGCACTGGCACCACCGGCGCTTTCGGTTCGTCCCGCGCCATCCGGTCATCAACCAGTTTTGCGTACCCGACAATGTCATGCCAGTTGTCGCGATATGCCGGCTGCCCGTTCAGCATGCGGGCGATCTTGTCGGCGATGACGGTCAGTGCCTGACGTTGGTCAGCTGCCAGCCTCTTCCAGCCTCCAGTGCCTCGCATCAATTCCTGAAGACCCTGCGCAATCTCGGCGTGTTCCTCGAAACTACCGTAACGTTCGCCACGCTCGGCCAGTGTTTGTTCAATAGTCATATGTCCTCCTCGGACGTTGCGAAACAAGCCCGGGCGCCAGCGGCCAACCCGAACTCCAGAAATTTAAGTTGCGCCATTTCGTGCGCATCGCCAGTGAAATGCCAGCCGGGTTCCTTGACCTCGACGAGCCACAACTGGGCGATGGTGGTGCCGACCATCTCGGGCGTGATGAGCAGCGGGTACTCGCCGATCAGGTCACTCGACTTGATCTCGTCACTGATCCGCTTCGACTCGTTGAGGATGCCGTAGCGCATGAACGTCCCGTCTTGCAGCACCGCCGCGCCCTTGTGGTTGCGCCACAGCCGGCCGCCCATCTTGGATGCCTGCACCTGGCAACGCTTGACCACTGCCGACTCACTCCCGCCGACGCCATCGGTAAGCCGCTCGTCGTAGGTGCCGACGTGCATTTGGTAGCTTCGGATTTGTTCCATGGTCAGGCCCGCTTCGACCGCCCAGTCCATGAAGTTCACCGGAAAAGACCCCCGCCGGGTGCCAGCACTAAGCCCGATCGACGGCCTGTCACCACCCGGGGGCGACTGACCCACTCGTAGCGGTCACGGCCGGCGTAGTGGATGTGCCAGCCCGCTAGCGGATAGCCGGGTTCAGTTGTTGGAAAATAGTACTCGGCAACCGGGAGGGGCTCGGACAGTGGCCCGCGCCAAGGCACCGGCTCGAATTGAACGGGCGCCCGTTTGAACAGCAGTTCGATCAGGTCGATGAGTTTCATCACAGTTCCTCATTGTGGACAAGCGGAACACTAGACCTAACTGACGACTTCGTCAAGACCGTGCGAATCTTTTCCGTGAGCGCCTGGCTGTCGGCACGGTTCAAGGTCTGCGCAGTCAACACGTCAACGCCGAACGTGTGGTAGAACCGGCGCATCGCCATCGACGAAGTATCCCCCTCGGCCTGCCGCCAGCCCGCCCACACGTCGCGCAACTCGTTCAATGCTGCCCGGGCCCGCAACTTCTCAAAGTGTTTATTGCTGGCGTTCTGCACCATGGCCGGCGTCGCACCGTACGGAACGCCAGGCGCGTCATTGGCGTGAGCCACTGCATCACGCAGACCTTGCAAGGCGGACAAGTCCAGTTCGAACAGGTCGCCGTCGACGAACTTCGGACTGCTGCGTTGAGCCGGTATGGCGACCTCGCTGCAGAACGGACAAGCCCGGTGTACCGCTTCGTACTCGGCCGTGCACTTGGCGCACGTCTTGGTGGGCATGACGTCGGCCGGCTTGTTCTTGCCGCCCCGTTCCCGGTCATCGAGACTGTAGTCCGTGCGGGCGCCGGGTAGCCCGTGCTGTTTGACGTTGCCCACGTGGTCGATCAGATAGCCGAACGGTTTGTCACTGGCGGCAATGAACGCCCGGCGCTGCTCGTCGGTATAGGTCTCCCAGTGCACGAAGATGGACGACTCGATCGACAGACGAGCTGCGCGCCCGGCCTCCTGCAAATACTTGCAGTAGCTCTGCGTGGGGTCGGCCATGATCGAGGCGTCCAGGTTGGGGATGTCGGTCCCCTCACCAAACAATGCGACGTTCGCGATCACCCGGTATTCCCGACGTTCGAACGCGGCCATGGTCTTGATCCGCAAACCCACTTCGGTCTTCCCATCCAGTACCGCGGCGCGCACGCCCGCAGCGTTGAACTTGTCGGACACGACAGTGGCGTTAGCCACGTCAGTCGTGAACACGAAGGCCGTCTTGCCGGGCACGATCCGTTGATAGTGCGTGACCACATCGCCAGTGATCGAGGACTTGCCGATCTCCCGCTTGACACTGGCTTCGGTAAATTCCTGCGTCCCTTTGCTGACGTCCAGGTTCTCTCGGTGAAAGTCACCCGGCGGGCAGAATACCCGGAAGGGAGTCAGGTAGCCCATGCGAATCAAGTCCGGCATGGAAGGCCCGGCGATGATCACATCGAACACGCCGTGAGCATGGCGGCCGATACCCTTCCCATCCGTACGCCCCGGCCACGCCGTCGGGCCCAGCACCCGAGCCTTTGGCGTGAGAGCCAATGCACGCCCCCAGGTATTGTCGCGTAGAACATGGTGCGATTCATCGGGGACTGCCAGCGTCACTTCAGCCAGCCAAGCGCCGTGTTCCTTTAAAACGCGTTTACCCAGCATGGTCATCACACCGGCTACGCCCGCGTCGGCGGCAGCGTAGTGGAAGTGGGTGCCGAACTTTTCGATCTGCTGTTTGATGATCGCCCGTACCACTTTCTCGTCGGCGAGAATCCGGTGTCGGATGCCGGACCGGGCGAGTGCCATCGACAGTTGGCTGACCAGCTCGTTACGGTGGGCGATGCAGAGTGAGCCACCGCGGTGGTGCAACACGACGTCGGACACGATCGCCGTCTTGCCGCCGCCGGTCGGCAACACCATGCAGATATTGTGGTCCGGATGTTCCGCCCAGTAGGCATCGATCCGGCGCCGCAAGTCCGCTTGATATGGCCGCAGGGTTATTCCGGTGGCCTGCCGGATAGCGCCGGTCAGTAAACTGGCAACACTGGGCATCGACGTCACTGGTCATAACTCCGGCAGGTGCGCAACAAGTCATCGGCCAATTGATCGGGGGACATTTCCGAATGCAGATAGACATAGCGGGCCAGAGCGACCAAACCAGTTTGCACCTCCGGGCGCTCGTCACTGCGACGGATCAGAATTTTCAATTGAACCAAGCTTACACCAGCATCACGTTGCCAAGCCTGACTGTACGATTGGTTCGCCAACCATTCGCATTTCTGCAAATCGTAAGCGCGGGCATCAATTGCCAGTGCGAACAACACGCAAGCAGCCATCAAGGTGATCCAGCGTTTTTCCCAATTGATGAACTTCATAATTTCTAAACTCCCTATTGACGATGTCGTCATTTAGCCCCACCATTCGCCTCGAAGTCAACCAACCCAAGCGAGAATTTAACGATGTCCAATCCCGTGCAACTTACCCTCCCCCTGTCTGCCACCGCCCTGCGACTGGGCGCGGCGTTCCTTACTCAACTGGCCGACCAGACCGAAACGATTTACGCCGAACTCACTGACATGAATCCGTTCTATGCCGGGCTGCCTAACCGGGAAGGTGCCACTGATATCTACGCCGACGCTGCGGCCTCCGTCGTTCAGCGCACCGAAGCGACTTGTACCCTCACCCGTGTAGAAGACGGCACGCTCGATAAGACGTACCGCGTCGAAACGCCGGAAGAAAAACAATTCCGTTTGCATGGCAACGTGGCCAGCGCAGGCGGCGACACCACCGGCCCACTGAATGCCGCGACGGTGTTCGGCGGCGCTGGCGGGGATTCGACCCCCGTCACCCGGGTCACTGCATCCGGCGGCCGGATCACCACTGACCCAAAGCCTGGCGCGACGGACGGTGTCGCACCTGTCGCTCCGCAAGCGCCGTCACCGGATGCGCCCGTTGCACCTACTGCGCCCGCGTCCACCACTCCCGCAGCACCCAACCCGAGTTCGGGGATCGTTACCGATAAGGCCGGCCTGCCGCACGACAAGCGCATCCACTCCACTCCGCCGTCCATCAACAAAGGCGACGGTCTGTGGCGCGCCAAGCGCGGCCGCGACGAGATCGAAGCCAAGCGTATCGAGGCGGAACTGCTGGCGGCAATGCAGATCCCAGCACCGGCCGCACCGGTGACCGATGCCCCAAAGCCCGACCCCACCCCTTCAGTTACTGCCGACCCTGCGCCGGTCGCTCCACAAGCTCCGACGGCGCCCGCTGCACCCACTGCTTCGGCACCGGCCTCGACTACTCCTAAGAACCTGGGCGAGTTGATGATCTGGGCGCAGGCCCAAATCGCCGCCGGGAAGATCGCTTCGCTCGATGCGGTCCGCGCCGCGGCTGTTGAAGCCGGACTGGCAGCCCTGCCGCTGCTCGGCGCGCGTCCGGATCTGGTGCCGGTGGTTTACGCGAAACTCGGAGGTGTGTGATGGGTAAAGACGAACGGGGTAAGGTACCTGCGGGCGCAACTCACCAGTGTGAAGACCGCTACGCTGTTTCGACCGGCGGCGTGCAGTACTACAAATTCGAGCGGGGTTATTGGTTTTACTGGCCCGAAATGACGGAGCCGCGTGGCGTATGGAAAAAATGTGAGAAGCCTTGCAAGCCCGTTACTGAGGTTCAACCAACCTGGAACGGCGAAGGCCTGCCGCCGGTTGATGTTGCAGTGGAAGCTTATTTTCACACAGATACTAACCCTGACTGGCTGCCGTTCACGCTGAAGTATTTCAGTGAAGAGCACGTGGTATTCCAAGGGCCGATAGGCGAATGCCATATGAGCCGCCGCGCATTCGATAAGTACGGCTTCAAATATCGCCCAATCCGCACGCCCAAGCAGATAGCGGCGGAAGAGCGGGAAACCGTAGTTGCTCAGATGCTCAGCGAAATCAATTATGCGCCCTTCGAGGCATCGCATTATTTGGTAATGGCTGAACGACTCTGCGACGCCGGCTACCGCAAGGTGGTGCCCAATGACTGACCATTCAATTTTCGCCCCTTCCAGCGGCGAGCAATTGATTCACTGTGCCGGGTCGGTGCTGATGCAGGCACAGTTCCCAGATGAAGGCGACTCGGTCGAGTCCAAGGAAGGCACGGCCGCCCACTGGTGGGGTGCTGAACACTTGGCCGACGAAGGCACCCGCCCACCGGTCGGGGCCACGGCACCCAACGGTGTGATCATCTCGCAGGGTATGGCCGACGGTGCGGACGAATGGATCAAGGCGGTCGAGGCCATCTTGGCCGATGCCGGAACCGCCGCGGTGCTCAACGTCGAACGTCGAGTCGCCATCCCGTCGGTGCACGAACTGTGCTTCGGCACACCGGACACGGACATCTGGGTGCCTTGGGCCAAGACGCTGCACGTGGTCGACTTCAAGTTCGGCTTTGGCCTTCACGAAGCATATCGGCACATCCAGTGCGTCGAGTACGTCGAGGGGCGCATTGTTGAACTGCTCGCAGCCGACCCGACGTTGCGCCGTGAAGAGATCACGGTGGTCATCACGATCGTCCAGCCCCGGGCCTACCATGTCCTCGGGACCACACGATCTTGGACGTGCGCCGCCATCGACCTGCATCCGATCATTGCGCAGCTCGCCAGTCAGGCGATCAAAGCGCTCGAAGCCGATCCGGAAGTCGTGACCGGTCCGGGCTGCAAGCACTGCCGCGGACGACACGCCTGCCTGGCGTTCCAGGCAAAGGGCTACGCGGCGGCCGAGTACGTCAACCGTGCGACCGCTGTCGAGTTGAAGGGGCCAGCCCTAGCGCTCGAGCTGCAGACCCTCGAGGACGCACTGGCGGCCATCAAAGCGCGGCTCTCTGGTCTGCAGGAGCAGGGGTTTTACGAATTGCGACGTGGCGGTAGTTTGCCGGGTTATGGGGTCGAACACGGTCGCGGTAGCACCGACTGGATCAAACCCGTAGAACAGGTCGTCATGATGGGCGACGCGATGGGTGTCGACCTGCGTAAAGAGGTGAAAGCGGTCACTCCGACCCAGGCCAAAAAACTAATTGACGAGTCCGTCATTTCTGCATACGCTTCCCACACACCCGGAGCGGCCAAGCTGGTCCGGACTTCTGAAAGTCTCGCTAAACAGGTGTTCTCACAATGAGTAAAGAAATTTTGTTCCCGGTCGGCCGCCTCGTCGGCGGCTCGCTTTACAAGGGTCAGACGAAGAATTCCAAAGGCGTGGCGTTCACTTTCAAAGACGGCTCGCCGCGCACCGAATGGTCCTTCGGCGTAGCCTTTGCCAAGGTCCCGGGTCAAGACTGGAAGGCCACGGAGTGGGGTAAAGTCATCCTCGCCGAGGCTGTCGCTGCCGCCCCGACCATCCACCAAACCCCAACGTTTGCATGGAAGGTAACCGACGGTGACAGCGCGACCCCGAACAAGAAGGGCAAAAAACCATGCGACCGTGAGGGTTTCCCCGGCCACTGGGTACTCTGGTTCAACGGCTCGTACTTACCGAAGATTTTCAACAAGGACGGCACCGCACCGATCGTCGAAGAAGGTGCAGTCAAGCCGGGCTATTTCATCCAGGTGTTCGGCAGCACAGCGTTCAATTCTTCCGAGGATAGTCCCGGCATGTACGCCAACTATTCAATGGTGGCATTCAACGCATACGGTCCCGAGATCGAACTGGGCGATGGTCCGGACGCCGCCGCGGTCGGCTTCGGTCAAAGTGCAGCGCCCGCTGGTGCCTCTGCTGCACCGGTCGGGGGCATGACCAATGCACCTGCGTCGGCACCCTCGGCACCTGCTCCAAGTGCGCCAGCGCCATCAGCACCTACAGGCCCACAGCCGACGGCCAAGGCGTGGACGACAATCGAGGGCATGCTGGCCGCCGAGGGTTGGAGCCTGGAACTGCTGATCAAAGAAGGCTATGTGACGCCCGCGCCAGTCGCTGCACCGGCACCAAGCGCTCCGGCCGGTACGGTCGTTACGCCTGCGCCCGACTTCCTGGCGGCACCGTCCGCTCCCGCAGCACCAGCGGGCCCGCAGCCGACGGCCAAGGCGTGGACGACAATCGAGGGCATGCTGGCCGCCGAGGGTTGGAGCCTGGAACTGCTGATCAAAGAAGGCTATGTGACGCCCTGATTTAATCCCACCCACTTACGGCCCTTGACCGGGCCGTTTCTTTTAGAGGTTATGTCATGAGCACAATACATCCGTTCGGCTGCAAGTGCGGCAGATGTGGCCCACCACCGACGCCGCCGCCGCCGCGCAACCCGCACCATACCCCGACGTGGCTAGAGCCTGGCTATCGAGTGCTGAGCATTGCTGCCGTGTTGGCGCTGGGGTTCCTACTGGGCTGGATTGCTCGAGGTGGCCAATGACCGCCTTTCTCGCAGGCCAACAAGTCCCCGCGGGCCCCGCGTTCGCCACCGTCCTTCCCGACATGGACTTCGAGACATACAGCGAGGCGGGGTTCCCGTGGAACGAACAGACCCAAAAGTTCGACAAGCCAATCGGCGCAACCAAGCGCGGCATTTTTGCCGTGGGCGCTGCGGTCTACACGCAGGATCCGAGCTGCGAAGTGCTGTCGTTTCAGTTCGATTTAAAGGACGGGCAGGGCTCGGAGTTCTGGCGCCCCGGCATGCCCAATCCGCAACGCCTGTTCGACTACCTGGCCCGGGGCGGCCTGATCGAAGCGCACAACAGCATGTTCGAATACCGGGTATGGATGGACGTGTGCGTTTGCCGGTACGGCTGGCCTCCTATTGATCAGCGACAGCTGCGTTGCTCGATGGCCAAGGCCCGCCAGCACGCATTACCCGGCGCATTGGAGGACATAGGCCAAGTTCTGAACATCGCCAATAAAAAGGACAGTGAGGGCACGCGTCTGCTCAACCTGTTCTCGATACCACGCAAGCCAACCGCCAAGGACAAGCGGCGTCGTATCTTGCCTGACGAGCAACCTGTTGACGGCGCGAAGCTCTACACCTACAACAAACGGGACATCGTGGCCGAATCCGAGGTATCGGTATTGTGCCCTGATCTGCCCCCGTCCGAGTTACGTTACTGGCTGGCTGACCAGGCGATCAACTACCGGGGGGTCGGGGTCGATCTTGATTCGGTCAATGCCTGCATTGACATTCTGCACCAGGCCCAGCGCAAGTACGACAAAGAGTTGTACAGGATAACTAACCAACAAGTGCCCGGCGGCTCGAAGACCAAACAACTTAGTTCGTGGCTCCGTGAACAAGGCTACCCAATTACCAAGGTTGACCCAAAAACAAAAAAGGAAAAGGACACGGTCGACGGCGAGCATGTCGAGGAAGCACTAAAGCGTACGGATCTGCCGCCAGTTGTCCGCCGAGCGCTCGAGATCCGTCAGCTCGTCGGCTCGGCCAGTGTGAAGAAGATTTACAGCATGGCCCGCATGGCTACCCGGTCGCATCGGCTGTGCGACTTGCACGTCTACCACGGCCCACGTACGGGCCGTGACGCGCATCAAGATGTTCAGTCGGGTAACTTGCCCAAGGCTGGCCCTTCGGTGCGCTGGTGCGAAGATGCTGGCTGCGACCGACCATACGCCTACCATCTCGATACGTGCCCGTGGTGCGGCTGCAGCTCGGCGTTCAGTCGGGAGCGCTATGCCGATGGCGAGGATGGCGGCTGGACATGGCGGTCTGTGCAATTTGCCCTCGACGTGATCCACACTCGATCCCTTGAACTGGTCGAGTGGTTCTTTGGTGATGCGCTGTTGACCATCTCCGGCTGTGTGCGGGGTATGTTTGTTTCGGCCCCGGGCAAAGACCTCATCTGCTCGGACTACTCCTCGATCGAAGCCGTGGTAACCGCAGCACTGGCCGGCGAGCAATGGCGCCTCGATGCGTTCGCCCGCAAGGATGACATCTACCTGACCTCGGCCGCCCGCATCACCGGCAAATCGCTTGAGTGGTATATGGCCAATGGCGGCAAGAAACACCCCGACCGCCAGAAGATCGGCAAGCCCGCCGAGCTGGGTCTGGGTTTCGGCGGTTGGATCGGGGCCTGGCGTCAGTTCGACAGCTCCGACACGTTCGACGACGAACAGGTAAAGGCCAACATCATTGCCTGGCGTGAAGCGTCGCCGGCCATTGTCGAGTTCTGGGGCGGCCAGTTCAGGGGCACGCCGTGGGCGCCGACCCAGATGGAACTCTATGGCCTTGAGGGCTGTGCTGTCGCGGCCATTCAGCAACCAGGCAAAGCGTTTGCTTACCGCGGGATCACCTACGCCGTGAAGGACGACGTCCTGTATTGCCGTCTGCTGTCCGGCAAATTGCTCACTTACCACAAGCCGCGGCTCAACCCGGTCAGCCGTCGAGACGGCTGGGTCGAGACGATGGAGATCACGTTCGAGGGATGGAACACCAACCCCAAGAAAGGCCCGCGCGGTTGGATCCGGATGAAAACCTACGGCGGATCGCTGGCGGAAAACGTCATCCAAGGCACCGCCGCCGACGTTATGAAGTTCGCCGTGCCCAACCTGGAAGCCGCAGGCTACCCGGTGGTGCTGCGCATCCACGACGAAGTGGTGGGGGAAGTGCCGGAAGGGTTCGGCTCGATTGAAGAGTTCGAGCGGATCATGGCCACTCTTCCCGACTGGTGCAAAGACTGGCCAATTCGGGCGGCTGGCGGCTGGCGCGCTAAACGGTATCGCAAGGATTAAATAACTACTTGACGGCTTCGTCAGTTAGACCTAATCTCTGTTTACCAACAAGACGCAACGGAGTGACCGGCATGTCCAGCATCTGCGATTGCAATCAGGGGCGTTTGCCCTGTACGTGTGACAAATCTCTACCACGCCCGCTCAGCTTCTGGGAGCGTTTCGCCAGTCGCTCCGGGGCACATCCATTGGCCACACTGCCCGCACCCGCGGAGAACCTGAACGACGCTATCCGCAACACCGTCTCGGCCCTTGGCAGCACGCACGACAAAATGCTCCGGGCCAAACTCGGTCACCACCTCGACACCCTACTGGCCGCCCAGGTCAAGGAGTTTGCCCAATGAAAACTTTGATCGGCGTCCCATCTGAACGCCAACCCTGGCAGCCGCCTCACTGGATCACCATGTCCGGTTACGCTTTGACCCCTTCCGACCTGCGGGTCGGTACGACCAAGTGTCATGAGTCGCGGGACATGACTACCGCCGTCATGGAAACCAACGAAATTATCCGCAAGGTGATGCAGCCGTGATTACCCGAGCACAAGCTGAAGCACTGTTGAACCTGGCCGAAGCGTTGGAAGTGTGCGCTGCTGTCGGCGTTCACCTCCGTCCGGGGACGCGTGTCGTGTGGGTCACCTTGCCCGACGAGGAGGTGGCGCTCGAAGACGGCTGCACTGGCATGTCGGTACGGCTGTTCGTATCCGCCCGGGTCCCAAAGTCCATTGGTTCGTGACACTGCCCGGGCGTGCACCGTTCTCAATGATCGGCGCGCCCATGTCCCGAACCGAAGCAACCGAAACCGCACGATCCAAATGGCCACTGGCCGAGGTGAACTGAAAATGATCCGGACGATGAATGGCCCACCTTGCCGTTGGTGCGGCATGCTTACCTACGCAGAGTTTGTTGGCGTAGGCGTCGGCTACGTGCAGGTCATGGGCGGCGAGTGCGGTAACTGCGGCGCGCATGAGCGGGGCCCCTACATGAACGATGGGCGGATTACCGAGGTCGAGCAGGCTACGATGTGGTCCGGCCCTTCGGAGGACTACCCACCATTGTCTCCTTTCAACCCGGACGTTGTACACTTCCAGCCTCTGGACTGGAATTAAACCGTTGTCCCCAAACCACCCAAGAGAGTTACCACCATGAGTAAAGCGCCTAAACCTACCCCGACCGACGAAGCCGAGAGCGCCACCACGCCGGACCTGGATGCCGTCGAGATGGACCCGATCAGCGATTGTCAATCCGACTTCGAGACCGTCTACGCAGACTGGGCGGGCACCACGCCGGACCAAGTGGCCGGCCTGCGCTTGATGAACGGCAGTTACAACAACCCCAAGGTTGCCCATTGCTGGCACTTCTACCAGCTCGGCGGCGATGGCCTCGAAGTCAAAGACGAATAACACGAAGCGTCACGATGCAAAAAGCCCGGTACGTACCGGGCTTTTTCTTGTCCATCAGTTCAATGGTAAATCCGTCCCGCCTTCATACCAGGTAAGGTAAGACGCCACCCGCTGGACGGCCGGGGAGTCGTTGGTTATTCGCTGCAGGTAGGTCGTGTTAGGCGCCAGTAGACGTTCAATCCCTTGAACCGCATAGGTGCTCAAGCTCGAATTACCCTGACCGTTTGAACCTATGTCGAAGGTAGGTGCGCCAAACTCTGTGCCGGGCGCCGTAACTGTGGCGCCCGTTCTGATCACTACCCCGCCGGCGATTGGGTTTCGATCGTTCATATTGAAGTAAGGGGCTACGGTCCCGCCCGTGAAGGTTGGGCCGCGATACACCCGCGTGGCCAGACTCACGCCGTTAAACTTGACTATCCGGCTTTTTATCAGTACGGGATTCGGCCCGGTCGTGAATAAGGTGTCGATGTTCCCGCCCACGGCCAGTGCCGGAGTATCCGAGGATACCTCGTATTGCACCCCGTTTTTGACGTTCGCTTCAATGAATGTCTGAACGGCCATCGCACGCAAGCCAGAAAATAGTCCATCAGGCATGCCAGGTCCTGGCCATTCGAGCGCCGACGAGATCCACGCAGTGAGTCCCGTTCCGCCTACTAGGCCGGAGATGACGAACCGGTAAGCGCTGATCGCCCCGAAGGCGATGGCGATGCGGCCCGAGGTCATGTCGAGGTTCTGCGCCTCGGCCAGCGGTAGCCAATCGTCGTCAACACCTGTTCGCGTGAAGACGGCCATTCGCCCGGCGGTTGGCCGGGTCGCATAGATGAAAACGATTTGATGGTAGCCCGGTTCGAACCCTGGCAATACTTGATCGAAAGTTCCGTTTACAAGAGGTATTGCAAAGCTGGCTCGGTTCATTTCACTGGCTCAAGGATTGGTACGTTCGTTCACAAGCGTAGCCGGCATTCCGGGCCCGGTCATAAGCTGGCGCCAGCTCTTCAAGCGTTGCGCTACACCGGCCGAGCAAGTCGGAGAGCACCATGGCAGCGCGGGCGGCTGTCTGGCCTCGATCGGGAGCGGCGGGATTGCAGCCGGCTGAACCTGCGGACTTGGATAGTTGGTCGGCGTCGAACCGCAAGCCGCCAGCATCGACAGCCAACTGACTGACCCCAAAATCAATAACGCTCGTTTGAGTGCGTGCATCTTCGGCCACCTTGTTGGCCGCGGCGAGGCGGCGCTGTTCTTCAGTTCGCGCGGCCTGAACCGCTTCGGCCAGGGCCTGCGCTTCGAGGGCATCACGCTCCGCCCAGAGATGCTCCCACTTGGCATCGGTCCGCTCGTCGCCCCGTTTGATCCCCTTCCCGTAGAGGGCGAGACCCGTGTAGGTAAGTGCGAGAATGAGCAGGCACGGGAACCACACCCGCTTGAGCACTGCCAGCGCGAGGGCCGTCATACGTCCAACCCGAACGCCCACGACTGCGGCCACTTTTCTGGGTGCGGCTTACCCGGGCGCCACAGGCGGTTGGCATACATTTCCCACGCTTCGGCAGCGGTGAACGGCAGCGGGAATGGGTCGGTGTACATCAAGAGTCGAGCGAATGCCGCGCCCAAGGTGTCATCGGTCTCCATCGCTTTCCACACGGCCATGCGTTCGGGCGCCACGCCGCGGGCCTTGCACACTTGCTTGGCCATTTCGGCCGAAGCGCGATGCGTCAGCACGCCATTGATCCCCGCCAAGCGTCCGTTCTCGAACTGCCAATAGCTACGGGCCGGGCCGTTGTTGTACTGAATGCGGGTGGCGTAGGACGTTTCCTGAAACCCGATGGCGGCGAGGACTACCCGCGCTTCCCGTGAGTCGAGAGTTGCCGGCAGGAGTTGGAACGCCGCTTCGACGGCGGCCTTTGGGTAGGTCATGGCGGTTACCTCCGCGTCAAACGTTTGAAGGGGCGGGCCAGGTTGCCGCGGCTGTACACGCACACCATTGCGAACGCCAGAACCACGCACATGACCCATGGCTGGGTACTGGGTGCGCGGGTCGAGAACTCGGAAACTCCCTGGAAGAATGCGGCCATTGATCCGCCGCCGCCGAGCCAGGCAGCCAGGGTCGGCATAAAGCGCGAGCGATGCTCGCTCAAGTAGCAAACCAGCGTAATGGCCGTGATGATGTGCAGTAAGAGGCGAAGCGACAAGATCGCCGCGCCTAACGTTGCCGGATCATGGTCCATCGTCGCCCCTCTTGAGGACTGGAATTCGGTCCATGATAGCTTTGAGCCAAACAGGCAAAGGGCCATCGTTGCGGACCATCAAGTTTATGGCGCCAAAAACGGCAGCGGCGAGAGCCGAGCATCCGCAACCGATCAAGATTGCGTAGTGGCCGCCGCTGTCAAAGTGCCCCTTGGCCGCTCCGTAGCCGACTCCCCACGAAAAAATGAGCAGGCAGATTTTACGGGTAAGAACCTCGAGCCAATGAGTCTTAACCGGATCGGGCAACGCGAGCAAAAAGAAACACCCGAATGACGCGCCACTGGCCGCCCCCGGGTGTAGTTGTTCGACCACGCTCCACGCGTAGAGTGCGATGATGGCGGGCCATGCTACCGCGTTCGGATCTGGTGTCATGCGCCCCGCCCCGTCAAAATGAATAGCGTTATGCTACCAGTCCCGCAACAACGTCTCAAGCCGGGCGATCGGGCCACGCGGGTGACTCGTCGTAAAGATTGATCCGGTTCACCGCTACGCGATACTGCTTCCACTTTTTGAGCAGCGCCGTCTCTGCAGCGGTCGCTTCGTCGAGGTCGACCGCATCTTGCAGCGGGTTAATTTCCCGCGTGGCGATGTCCAGCAGTTCGTTACGCACCACCATGTTGCGGGCGTAAATATCTTCTGGGGTCGGGACATGTACGACGGGTGGTGAAAAGACCCCATCCGCGTACGACCAGCCGTAAGCCGGCTGCGGATCGAGTTCAGAAACATCGATCCATTCATAGTCCGGGTGGTACCGGTCCACGGGGGAGAAGTCGATCGTCTCGACCACTGTGCCATTTTCAGTATGAACCCACAAAGCGCCCATGTTCGTTCCCTTCAAGTAAGAATAATTGCGACGCCGGCGCCACCCGCGCCACCCGTGGCACTTGCGTTATACGCAACGCCGCCAGAACCACCGGCGCCATTAGTGCCCGCGGTGCCTGTAAATTGGCTCGTCGGGGTGCCGCTAATGTTTGGCGCGCCGGCCCCTTTGCCCAAACCAGAATCGCCGCCAACACCGCCCGCGGTCACTGTTCCGGCAACCACCAGTGAGTAGCGCCCCGCACTGCCGGGGATCGCGAAGTCGGCGCCCGTGGACGCAGTCCCGCCCCCGCCACTGATGGCAGAACCACCAGTCGATTGAGAACCGCCGAGGCCCCCGCCTGCCGTAATGAACGACCCGAATGAAGAGGTGTTGCCCGCCGTACCTGCGTTGTTGGCAATGCCGCCGGCCCCGCCAGTCCCGATCGTAACCGAAACAGTGGGGGTAGCCGAAACGTCGCAAAGCCGGATCCCGGTGCAGCCGCCGCCGCCGCCGCCGCCGGCAGCGCCCGTACTGGACGTTGCGCCACCGCCACCGCCACCGCCACCTGCGATCGCCACCAGCGCTTTGCTAACCCCAGCTGGGCGCGTCCATGTCGACGTGGTGCTTACGACTTGGAAGTTGCGGAAAGGCAGCCCGGCTCGCGTGGCGAACATAGCTTGCAGGGCCAACAACACCTGGTTGCGGGTATTCACCGCGGGTGTGATAGACGCGGCTGCCAGGATATTGAGCAGTTCGTCCTGCACGTCGTTCATGAAATCATCAGTAACGACCGTTGCGGGCACGCCACCGATCGGGTCCCCTTCGGTAAAATGGCCATCGGGCGTGGCGCCCGGACCGTCAATTTTGTACATGGGGTCAATCTCCGTACGAGAAAATAGGGACGGTGTGGGCCGGCGCTAGCTGGCGGAGCTTACATTCCAGCGTGCCATTGCCCCAAGTTCGCAACGCTTCTCCTACTCCGGAAAGACCAACCCGGAAAGAAATCACGGTAGTTTCGGGGGCGTGGATCTGCCAGGCAAATTGCCAAGGGCCGTTGGTGAGCGCTTGCCCTACCGTCGAGCGGCCTACTTGAAACGGCAAAAACTCGGTAATGGTTATGGTGTACCCGAGCGCGGCGGCTATCTCAATAAAATACGCGATACTCTGGCCGCCCGTACTGGACAGTTTGGCAATCACCGCGTTGCGTCGACCTTGAGTGGTACTCTCCAATTCGCCTGAACATTTATCCGGCAGTCCGGTCGCGCGCTCCCAGTCCGGCAGCAGCTCAACCGAGTTAAATGGGTTGACCTCAAGCGCCAAGACATCGGCCCGAGCCTCGACGCGGCTAAACTCCACGGCCAATCCCAGCAGCAGTTGCTCGAGATTTGTGCCGGGTTCGCGAATGAACGCAGCGCCGGAGGGCAGCAGGTTTTTTAAAAGCTGCGCGTACTCCTCCGGGGTATGGGCCATTACAACGAGCTCCACGTAATGGTGCCAACCACTGGTAGATAACCCGTTGGCGCATCGTAGTCTGCGGCAGGAACCGTGACGGCACTGTTATTGACGCCGTTGGCTACACTGACCGCTTCGCGGACTTTACTCAGCAGGATGATGCCCCCGGGCACTGCCTCGCGGGCGTACATGTCTCGCAGTTCCGCGAGCACAGCGGCCTGAGTATTGGCATTATTTGGCGAAAGGCCGATCGAGTGCGGGCGTGGATCCGCCACGGGCGCCAGCACTGTTACCTGCGCAGTGACTGGCCGGCGCTCGTTTATGTAGGCTTGGGCCGCCGCGACGATTGCGGGACTCGGGATGTAATTCGCGGCCACGTCATTGTTACCGATGCGTACCGTTACGGTCCCGGCGCCCAGCTCCAGCGGCGACACCCACACTTTGGTGACCCCCGGCACCGCCAGCGCCCACGTCTCGTAGTCCGCTACACTACCGCCTTGCGGCGGCTGCTGAATCCGTTTGATGAGCCGGGCCTGCAAAGCTTCCAGCGACTCCTGATCGACCCCGCCAGCGATACCCGGCGCGACCACCACTGCAGTCGAACTGAAACCCGACACGGGCTGTTGCAAAGTAAGCCCGATGCCGGCTTGCGTATTACCCGATACGCCCGCCACCTGAGCCGTGACGCTTACAGTACCGGTCGCGCCGGTCAACGTGAGGTCGGCGGTAGTGCGGAAAACCACTTGGTCGGACCGCACGAACAAAGTCCCGGTCAGCATGGTTGAGCCGACCGCACCGGTTACTTGAACGGCGTTCGTCCCCGTTGCGAAAGTGGCGGGCTTACGTCCTTCGGGGAGCCAGATTGCTGCCCAACGCAAGAGGTACTCGTCTTCCGCAGTGTCCGGCAATGCCTGGCGCGCGATAAAATCCAAGTACCCATAGAGCGAGTGAACGCCGCCGGCTTCTGCCCGCGCCAAGATCCCCGCCAACGAACGGCGCAACAGCGTCGTGCCGGTGCCCGGCAAACGACTGGCGACGTCCGTGACGAGGCGGTCGATGATCTCCGTAAGCGTTGGGCGGACAAAGGGCATTAGGTCGCTACCTTAATGAGTTGATTCGCCCAGGCATAGGCATAGCGGAATGTTACCGGGTTCGCTGACTGCGGTCGATAGATGATCACCTCGAGCAGCATCCACCCCCGCTGTGGGTAGCTGGTGTTGACCGTGACTGACTCGGCCACGCCGTCATCGATCAGCCATTTCAATGAACGCTGGGCATACTCGCGAGCGTCGGCCAGGGTCCGGTTCAATTGTTTCGCACGCTTGATGACCCACAGCAATGAGCCGGTTTGGTCGCCCTGCACGTCCGGCCGGACGTCCCCCCAATATCCCCGCAAATCACCATCCCGGTCGATTGCGGGGATCATATCCTCGGTGGCGCGGGAGTCCGAAAACAAGCTGATGAGGACCGCGGTCTCGAGGCCGTTGTCTGGGACAACATCTCCATCAAGGAACTCGATATCGATCCGCCCATCATCGTCGAGAATCAGCGCATAGTCGGTCATACCGGCGCACCCGTATTGCCCGCACCGGTCGTGACACCTGAATGCGCGTGAGTTGCGCCAATGTTCTTGCCGTTGTGCGTGAGTACGGGAGAGGTCAGCGCAATTGCTGAAGGCGTCAGCACCATCGACGAGCCGCCGGAACTAATGGTCGCGGAACTGGTCGCGGAAACCTGCACCGTGGGCGCAGTGCCTACCAATTTCGTCACGGCTGTTACCTCGACTTGATTGCGGCCCAGTTTGATTACGTTTCCGAGGTCGTCGTATATCGCCACTTCGCCATACGCCAACCCTTTCAATCTGAATTTCTGGTTTTCCATGGCCACGACTACTGGCTCGTTACGGTCACCGCCCAGGAAAACGACCACACAGTCCGTGCCGGCCGCAGGCGGAACCCCGGTGAACCCATAGTTTTGCATCCGGGGAACGTCATCCAACAATTCGTCTTTCGTAACTTCGATTTGGGCGGTCTGTCGGCCGCCACTGTCGCCCAGCATGCGGACGATGGCGCGGCCAACCATGTTAAGAATTCGGCTCATCTTTACCCAATGCCTCGCGCCAAATGTTCTTGCCCTTCTGCTTTTCAACTTTACCCGTCTTGTCGGGCGGCTCGGGGCTGAAAGCCTGGGGACTGACCAAATCTAAATCTACCTGGGTCCCTTCGGTGCCACTGCGACGATATGTTACCTGACGAATGAGCATGTCACCATTCATGCGTAACCATGAGGCGCGCACCCCAACCAATTGGTTGGGCGCCCACAGCTTACCGCCGGGTGTTTGCCTCCAGCCGGCCAATGTAACTTTGGCAGTGGCGGACCGACCCAACCGCACGTTGGCTTCCCAGATTGCCCGGTCCCGCGGGTTCGCCCCAGATTCCGCCATGATCACCAGAGGGCGGTAACGGGGGATGCCTGAATCGCCAATGGTCGCCTCCTGGTGGCTTTCTGCTACGCCGTCTACAGTGATCGACTTGGTGGTCTGCCCCTTTACGATGTACTCGCTGAAACGCTGAGAGGTATCCAACACGCCGCTCGCGCTTAGAATATTAACGCCCTGAACGAGCGAGACCGATGCACGGGAAGTGCCGACGCGTGTGATGATCACCCCGCCCGCGACGTCGGGTGCAAGCAATAGTTTACGGAATCGGGCCAAGCGATCCAGCGCCGCGAAGACCGTTTCGCCCTGCTGTAACTTAATGGTGGGGAACGCTTCACCCACATCGACATCTGCCCTTACCGAGACTCCGAATGGGGCACAGAGAATTTTAGCGATCTGCAATAGGTTGAGATTTTTCCACTGGTCCGGTTTGTGGAACGCGGAACAGTCGACCAGGTCCCCGGTTTTATCCCGGCCTTGAATCTCGATGGTGTGATCCGCTGAGCTGAACGACGGCCGGAATTGGTCCACGTAGCCGTCTATGATCGGCTCGCCACCCAGTTCGATACGGCATCGATCACCATTGAGGATTGGCCACGGTTCTTGCTGCGCCGACACTTTGCCGTCACCTGCCCACCGTTCAGTCAGTGAAATGGCAAACGCGCCGGCGATGGCGTCCATTGCTCGGGTCAACCCGATCTCGGTCCATCCCCGGTAGACTCGGCCGTTTACGAACAGCTCAAGGTCGTCAGACATCGCTCAGCACCTGCAGCGGTTGGCCGCCCGTGAGAAACCCCGGGTGACGCGGCTTGTTGCGGGTGACAATTTGGGACTCCACCGCAGCGTTGTTGTACAAGGTCTGCGCAACAACAAGCGCCGGCAAGGTCGCGGCCGGAGTATAGGCGACCACTTGCGCGGGACTCTGGTTCGCGGCGGGTAGTGACTGAACCACTTCCGCGCGCGCCTGGGTCAGTTGGGTATAGGCGTCATCATCCGGGGTCGCTTCGGCTTCTTCGTCGATGATGTCGGCAACGACGTCACGGACTTGGATTGCGGTGTCCACCGTGTCGTATGTACCGGACACAGCCACAGTTGCCAGCTCCGCGGCAGCAACCTGGCGGATCAAGGTCACGGTGGCGGCGTTGTTGGCGGTGAGCTGGACACGGCTCGGGGTCTGGACGGTGCCGGTCGGAATGGGCGGCAGCACTGGGCTATCCGGCCGATCCGGCGAGGAACCGCCACGGTCGAAACGGGATAGCAGCCCAGAGAGGATAGAGCCTGCGCTATCGTCAAACGTGAAAGAGATGCTGCGAATCAGGTCCGTTACTTGGCTTGCCAGATCGCCCGGCGAGCCCACCAAGTTACCAAGGTCGTCGGCAAATTCCGCCACCTTCGATTGAAAGTCCGCCACGTTATCCGCGACAAAAGTCAGAGCCCCGCCGGCAATGCCGCTGACTGAGTTGAAAATACCTGTTGCTTCGGTATACGCCTCGGACAAAAACGCGGTGGGTGTCGACAGGTAATCGCTAAAACTTTGAAAGGTATCGACGGCCGAGTCCCTGACAAATTGCGGGAACCCGCTCGTGACAAATTTATCAACAAAATTCTGTTCAGCCACTTCGGTGATTTCGTCAGACCGGGCGGCCAATACGTTAGGCCCATCGACCACTTCAGTGGGTTGGCTCAGTTCACCGGCTTCGCCGAAGGTAACCGTGAAGCGGCACATGCGCTGTTCCGCCAAATCCTCGCGGATGCGGAAGCCGGAGGCGATTACGGACTTTTCTCCTTGATAGGGGTGCACCAATCGCCCCGGACCTGCAGTATCCCGGATCGCGGTGATCAGTTGATCGCGAGCCTGGTCGTAGTCTTCGCCGACAATAAACCCTTCGACTTGAAAACTATCCGCCGCGCGCCCCAAATCCTCCGCGGTCGGGACATCTATCAGCGCGGCCTGGTGCGTAACCTGCCTGCGCCCGAATTCACTTTCGATCGTGACGACCGAGAAGGGGACGCCCCGGAACGACGCTGGGCGCAGGCGGTCACGCCAGCTCATGGCCCCACCGGCATCATCGAGTAGCCTTGGTTCGTCTGCACTTTAACCCCCTGACCCGCAGTGGTGTCGACCGCGACACCTGTCGGCATATTTTTAAAGTCTAAAGTAATGTTGGCTTTGGCGTTGGCCAAACCTGCGGCGATCGGTCCTCCCTCCGGCACTGCCGTGTAGTTCGGGTTGCCTCCTCCCGCTGCGGGGTTCGCGCCGCCTTTGGCCTCGACACTAACTTCAGTGGCAATCCCAAGTTTCTCTTTGAGGATCCCACCAATGTCGATGCCCGTGGCAAATTTAACTAAACTGTTGAGCGCGTCCAGGATCAAGTTAACCGGATTGAATTCTTCCCAAACTTTCCACAACCCTTTGACGAAACCCTCGCCGAACGCTTTCTTGACCGCTTCGAATTTGTCGATGAAGAAGCTGGCGAACTGATCCCAGTTTTTATAGATCAGTACCGCAGCCGCTACCAGTGCTGCCGCAGCGAGCAGTATCCACCCTACCGGTGTCGCGAGGATGGCGGTGCCTAGGGCCCAAACGGCTGTCGTCAACTCTATGATCGCAGGCAGCACTGTGGCGATAACCACGCCGGTCACGACGGCAAGACCGGTTTTAAAAACCCCGAGATTGTCGGACACCCACAGGATAAAATCCCCCAGAAACTTTAAAGAGTCTTTAAGTTCAAAGAACATTTGCGTGGCTTCCTCGATATAACGAGGAAGGTTTTCCGCGAAGGCAGCAGCGAACGCCTCGATCTGAGGGCGATACTTCACGATCGTTTCAATCAACTGGTTACCCAATTTATCCAACGACGGGACCAAGGCCTTAAGGATGGTATTCGAGGCGCCGGTTATGGCGAACTGGATTTTGTCCAGGGTGTCGCCAAAGTCTTCGCCCGCATGTACCGCGTCGTCGGACAGGACAACCCCCAGGCGCCGCGCCTCCGCGGCCATCTCTGCTATACCCTTGTTGCCACTCCGGATCAGTGGCAACAACTCAGTGGCGGACTTGCCAAAAATTGTCACGGCAGCTTTGGCCTGCAAAGCGGGATCTTTGATTCGAGAAATTCTATTGACGAACAGATCGAAAAGTTGATCCGTCGACTTGAGCGAGCCGTCGGTATTTTTCAAACTAATCTGAAGACCCGAGAACATATCTTTCAGTTCTTTCGAGCCTTTGGTGGCGTTACCCACCGCGATGTTCATTTTAAGCAATGCGCCTTCCAGCGTTTCAGCAGACGAGCCGGAAAGCTTGGCAGCAAACCCCAGTTCCTGGATCCGCTCGCGACTCGCGCCGGTGCGCTCTGCGGCGTCACCGATCGCACCGGTGGCGTCGGCGTAGGCTTTGACCAAAGACAACACTGCGGCCGTTGAAAGTCCTACCGCAGCCGCAGCCGCAGCCGCCCCTTTGGCCACTGCAGCGAGTGCGCTGAAAACACCTGACCCGGCATCGACCACTTTGGATAGCGCATTGATGAAAACAGGTAGGCCAGCTTGATCGCCCAAGTTTTGCAGACCAGCGCCCAGGCCTTTGAAACGTGAACCGACCGCACCGACCGCCGATGTTACCTTTTTCAAAGGCCCAGTGATCTTGTCGATGGCCTCGACGACCACGCTTAAATTGTAGGATTTTGACGCTGTTGCCATTCTGCGAACTCCTCAAGCCGTTTCAGCCAGAAAGCCAAATCGTCAGCGTCAAATTCCATTAACTCACTGGGCGCAATTTGCATGCGCCCAGCCAGGTGGGCGAAAGCTATTCGCCAGTCGAAGGGCCAGTCGTTAGAAAGTTTCCCACTTGTTGCAAGACCTCGGCAACATCGAAACCGTCCATTTCGTCGAACACCACTGGCAAGTGACCGGACAGGCGTGCGGCCAATTTCATCAAGTCGCCAGTGCCGGCGTTAGCGGTCAGCGTCTTCATGTCCTTTCCTTTGGGCCGACGCAGGGTGATTTCTTCGATGTATTCCCCACCCACTTCAAAGGGGGTTTGGAGTTTGATCGTTACGGTTTTTTCGGTCATACGAATTCGCCTTGTTGGGAGCTTTCGAAACGGACTGCGAAATTACTTTCCGCAGTGTTGCCAGTACCCTCGCCGATGAACCGTGCGGCAGAAAGAACGAACGTTTTACCGTTCGCCAGTTCAAGGGCGCAGGTCACGTCCTCAGCCACCACCAGGGCTTGGAGATCAATCTCCGAACCGTCCCGGACCTCGCCTTCGATGAAAGCTGGTTGAGGGGTCTGGCTGTAGCCGTCCACCCCCGTTGCGCCAATCAGCGTGGCGCGCAACGGAAGACCCTGGTTGTAGGTGAAACTGCCGATCGCTTGGTAGACTTGCCCGTCCACTTTGAAGGAGAGCAAGCCGCCGATTACTTTGTTGGCCATGTTGGCACTCCTTACAAAATGAACAGGATTTGGTTACCGATAATCCGGAGCTGATTCACGAGATCCGGCACCAGCAAGTTGTCCATGCGGTTGCGGTCCGATACGTTGCGCTCGGCAATACTGGCCGCCTTAAAGGCGTCGATATTCTCGATCAGGCCGATGGTTTCCATCTGCACCGCCCACGCCACCATTTCGGCTTTCATCGACTTCGGTGTCACGATGACCGTGGTCTGGCCCGCGCCAAAACGATTACCGTCATCGGCCAGTTTCGAACGCGGGTATTTGCGCAGCAACAAATCTTTCCAATCGTGGCGCAGATACAGCAACGTGAACAGCGTCTCGCAGTCCAGGTACGAAACATCGGCACCGCCTGCGCTGTTCTTCTGGTAGGTGGTGATAAAGCGCTCCGCCTGCATCACCCCGCCGGCAGTGACTTTGGTAGTGGCAATGCCATCGTGCAACAGGGTGTCACGTTCTTGTACCGTGAAGCGCTGGGTCTCGATCGGTGGCAGGCAGAATACGTAAGACAGGTTTTGAATCGGACGCGCCGGGTCGTTGGCTGCGGAGAACGCGGCGATCGACGCCGACTCGGCAGCCTTCTCGTACGCAGCCATGGGCTCGTTGGCGGCCTGAACCAAGGTAAGGTGTTCACTGTTGCGGCCCAGACCGATCGTACCGATAGCCGATAGCGTTCCTTTGAGTGCACCAAACACATGACCTTCAACTTCACGCAGCGGGCCCCAACGGCTGGTCTGTTCATTTTCAAGCAACACCAGGTTAGCGGTGTCGGTGTACGCAGTGGCCCACACCTGGAACCACTGGTCCCCGAGGGCCGCCAGTGCTGAAGAAATATCAGGGTTGCCGGTGCCGCCCGTGAACGCCGTGAACGCCACCGTCACCCCGGCGGGCAGCACTTCGCCGTAGTATCCGGCACGCACGTCCAGGGAGTTGCCGGTCTCGCCCTTGTTCTTGGCAGAGAAGGTGACCACGCCAGCGGCAGCCGCGGCGGTAACCGGAAGCGCGGTATTTGCGGTGATGGCGGTAACCACTTTACCGGCAATCAACGTAGGGGTGTCCGCCAACGCCACGCCTACTTGCACAGAGCGCCCGGCAACGTACAACGCGAGAGTGCCTGCCGCCGTGGCGTTGCCCGTCAGGGTCAGGGTAGCGGTAGCGAGAGCGCCCGCGCCGGGATCCGCAATCGGCAGAATGAACAGCGGCGTGAAGCTGTCTTGCGTAAGGGCGGCCGCCGCCATGCCTGCGATCACGGAGCCTGCGCCGCCCAACCCTTCCGCCTGCGCGGTAGTGGTCACCTGCACCGGAACGTTGGCGGCGGCCGTACCCGCGGCGAGTTTGGTGCCGATGAGCAGTCGGCGATAGGCCAGTAACTGCGCACCGCTGGTAGCGTTGGCGTTACTGATTTCCGAATAGATACCTGGGACCCGAATGCCCGCAGGGATTCGCGCGAATGGAATTGGCATTATTCTTTCCCCTTGGAAGGTTTGTTTTCTTCGGCGGCAACCAGCTCAGCTTTCACCTCCACCACCTCTTCAGCGGCGAGCCGACGAAGCCAGTAGGTGTTAAGCTCCACGGTTTCCCCCGCCGGGTCCAGGTGCCGCATCGCGGCATCGGGATTGCGGACCATGTTGTGGCCCGCAGGTTTGATCTTGATGGTGCCGCTCATGGGAAAGTCACCGTTTGGGAGTTGTCCGCCGTACCGATCCGGTAGGTGTTTTGGGCCGTTATAAAATCATCCAGTCCGTCGGATTTCCCGGCGTCCGGCAAGTAGCTATAGTACGTGATTTCAAACGAAATGGAACATGCGCCCGTTATGCGTTGCTCGCCAACATCCCGAACTAGCATCTGGGTGCCGGCCAGGTTGAAGCGCATTTCGTGTGGCTCCCAATCGTACCGGCCGATCAGCGTTTCAACTTGTTCGGAAATATGGTCCAACAGGTCGTCTGTGTCTTCATCGGCGCCGGCATGAATCTCCACCGAGATCACAGCCTTACGTTCCCAACGTGCGGGCGCGACATCTACCTGTACGCTCGATTCATCATTGGTGAACACCACCATGGCCGGCAACTGCGAAACCCATCCGTCCATGTTGATGAACGGCTTGGCTCGGTTCTTGAAAACCTTCTCGCCGCAATCGGTGTTGTTGAGCAATAGCTCTACGAATTTGTTTCGAATAAAAATGCGAGGGTGCATGTCACGGCGTCCTGTTGATGGTCTGACTGAGGAACAACGTGGTGCCCGCTTCGCCGTCCGGCTGGACGTCAGTAATAGAAAAGGTGATACCGTTCAGAATGATCCGATCTTTCTGCGCGTCACGCGGGGTTGGAAGATCCGCAGTGTTGACGCCCATGATCGGCCGCTTGCTGGATTGCTCTACGCCCGTCTCGAGATTGACGGAAAAATAGGTGTCGTCAAAAACGACGTCAGCAATTGGGTGATCGGGGAAACCCTGGCGCACGTAAAGTGCGCCCAGGTCTTGGCGAAACGTACGCACCGACGTGCGGTGCACCATGCCCGCCAGTGCGTTCCAACCCATTACGGCACCGGTACGGTGGCGGTACCATTGAGCCGCACACGGCCCACCGCCGACGGGTTAGCGGCCGCTTCGGTGGCTACGCCGATCGGGTACAGGCCCGTGGCGCTCACGTTGGTGACCAGGCCGCCGGCTGCAGGCGAATAGATGATCTGACCTTCGGTCCACGCCTGGGCGCTGACCTTCGGCAGCTCGAAGACACCGTCGAGTTTTACCGCGCCTTTGATGCCGACCGCAACAGTGCACTGGGGTACGCCATAGAAGGAACCGAGACGAACGGGCACGCCCGAAGTGAACCCGCCCGCCGGTGCAGTAAGGTCGATGATGCTGCCCGGTTGAATGTAATTGCGCATGCTGAAATCTCCACAAGAGAAAAGGGCCGCATCCGTGCGGCAGTCCGAACCGGGTTACGCGCCTGGGTTTTTGTACATCGAACGGTAGTCGACAAACGCCGTGCCGAATACCAGTCGTGCCTTGACTTCCAGACCGTCCACTTCGAAACCTTCGCGGGTTTCAGTGAACATGCCATTCTCGCCATCGAGGTAAGCGTACTCGAAGGTATCAGCGCCGTCGCCCACCAGATACCACTCGTTACCGACGATGCGGGGTTCGACGATCACCTGAAGCGTGGTGTTCTGCACTGGGTTGATCGTACCATTAGTGACTGGCACGTAGTTCGGGCTGGTGTACTGGTACGCTTCGAGTTCCTTGTCCGGGCCCACAACGAGGAATTTCGGGGTGATGTTGATGTAGTTCTGACCGTTCAGGCCTTTCTGTTTGCGCATTGCGGCGCGAGCAGCGGCCAGGGTGGTGACGTTGATCGCGCCACCGGACGCGGCAATGTTGCCGTGCTGGGTCGACATGATCGCAAAGCCATCGATCCACAGCGGGTTGCCGAGGATCATGCCCCATACCAGGTTGCTCTCGGTCTGACGGGCCGCCTGAGCCAGTGCCGCCGGTACGCGGTCGAAGGCGCCCAGGTCATCGTTGATCAAAGCTTCCCAGGTGAACGGGATGATCTTACCGTACTTGGCGACCTGCAGGGTGCTGCCCTCTTCAGGCAGGGAACCGTACTTGTACTCGCCACCTTCCAGCACTTTTTCCAGGGCAGCAGCGTCACCCAGGGCGACGGTGGTGCGCACGCGGAAATCGTTTACGTTGCGTTGCTGGCCGAGTGGCTGCCAGGTTTGCGCGGTCTCGTCATACGCAGTGCGCAACGCGCGGTCGATGGTGTTGCCCAGGATCAGCGGGAAATCACTGGTGGACATCATGCCCGCCGCGCGCTGTACACGGGTATCGCCGATGTTCAAAGCCAGGGATGCCACTTCGCGACGGCTCAAGCCGTCGGTACGGCCGCCGGCCATTTCGATGCAGCGACGCGCCATGTCGTACAGCGTGAAGCCGCGGTACTGACGAGTCTCGTCGGTGGCCTTGTGCTTGGTCGGTGCCGCGCGGTTGAGAATCGCCGCTTGCATCGCGGAACGGGTCTTCGAATGATCGGCCACTTGATTGCCGCCTGCTTGTGGATTGATTGCCGCCTGACGTTCAGCCAGGGTGTACATGATCGACATGCCAGCCTGTTCTACCGTAACGCCGCGTGCAATCAGGCCTTCGATGTCTTCAGGTTTGATTGCGGTGAAGCGAGTGGCCAGGGCACGAATACCGGCTTGGCGCGTACGCTCAGCAACCCGGCCGCGCTCTTCGATGGTCGCGTCATCAGTAGCCGCAGTAGCTGGAACTGCTGGCGCGTCGGTGGTTGCCGGGTCTGGCGCGCCCAGACCTTCGTCCAGTTCGTCGAGGGCCTCTTCCAGCTCGGCTTCAATTTCTTCGAGCTTGGCCTGGGCTTCGGTGGCCTGGGCTTCGTCCGCGATCTCACGGGCTTTGGTGACCGCGGCCCGAGCTTTCGCCAGGTCAGCGCGGATAACGGAAAGTTTACGTTTCATTCTTTTTGACCCCTTCGAGCGGTTAATAACTTCTGCGGTGAACGTGCGGGGCGACGCGCCGCCGCGGACTTGTGCACCCATGTCAAACGGCACGGGAACAAAGCTGAGTTCCATTGGCTCCCAGTCGACCGCCACCATGCGCTTGGGCTCGCCGTCGGACGACGCCTCAATCACTTCATAGCGGTAAACCACATAGCCCACGGAGATATTACGGATCACGCCGTTTTTCACGTCGAGCCAAAACGGTTCGACCTCGGCACGGGAACTGAACTTAACCGTCGCATGGCCAATGCCGTTCTCGATCCAGGCCCGTTCGACGACGCCGATTTGATCGGACAGGCCGTTCCATTGCTGGTGCGCATTGAGGACAGGTGCCCCTGCGTTGAGGCGTTCCATGCGAACGCTGGCGTCGTCGACACGCAACGACTCCAGATAAACTTCACCATCCCACTCGCAGCGTTCGCCTTCGGCGCCAGTCGTCCAGATAATGTCGACCGTACGAAGTTCTTCGTTCACCGACGCCGGCACGAACGCGGCCCGGGTTGCGAGCTGCGGGGAGGTGCGCTTTTTGACTGGTCGCGGCATTCGGCTGCTCTCTAATTATGCCCGGCGTACCGGGCGTATTGGGTCGGAGTCTATTCTACTGCAGAAGATGGTGCAATATCAGTCGATGGCAACTCCGTCCCGCTCGGCCGCGCCTGAGTCAAACCGGCGTTGGAAACTTTCCGTGGATCGGAGTCGAGTACCAAACCGGAATCATCAATCAATTTATTGTCCTCAACGATTTGCTGAACGTGCGCGGCAGTATCATTAATCCCACGTTCTTTCAGCATACCGGTATAGCTCAATGCCCCGATCCGCATTTCCGTAGACAATGCTTGCAGTTCCTTGGTTGGATCAATCAGATCGCGACGCGGGGCTACCCAGCCGCAGGCGATCGGCTCGGGGAAGCCGCCCGCGGACAGCATTGCCGCCTCATTGAACCAATGCCAAACGCGGTCGCACAATTGCGGGATGATCATCTGCCAACGCCACACGTCAATATTGCGGCCAAATTCAAGCCACCCCATTCGGCCGCTTGTGAAGCTGACGCCGCTCAAGTCGCCCGTGAGGACTTCATAGGGGATGCCGAGGCCGACGGCGGTCGCGCGCAACGACTGGCGACTGTACGCGTCGTACCCATTAAACGTTGGGGGCGTGCCGAACGTGATGTTCTCGTTACCCGACAAGCGATTGATGGCGCCCGGCTCGATATGCTCCCACTCCCGTTCAGTCGCATTCGGCGTACCTGGCAATGACGTATCATCATCCGCGTGAATGAACGCCGCGAAGCAGGCCGCGATTTTAGCCTGTTCAATGACCGCGTCTTCCATCTCGTCGAAGTTGCGCATGCGGAGCATGACCGGCGCGAGCCAGGTGTACCCGCGCATTTGCCCCGGGCGTTTGCGGAAGAACATATGAATGACGTCTTCGGCTGGGACGAATTTGCTGACGTGCTGCATGAGCGGCACTCGGGCCTGGCCCGGGTGGTGGGGGAACAACCAATAGCCCGTCTTCTCGCCGGCGGCATTGAACTCGATGCCGTCCTGAATATACCCGCCGTCAGCGTTCACATAGTCTCGGGAGTTATCCAGAAAGTCTGGTTCGAATATCTGCAATTGAAAATTCAAAACGTTTTTACCGGGTGTCCACTTACGGCGGATCAGTACCTCGCCGGACTCGACGACGGTTTGCATGGCCAGCAACTGGACGCCGTAGAAATTACTCATCGCTTCCGTGTCGCAGGCGGTCGTCTCGGCCCACTTCTGCCAGAGTTCAAGCGCTTTCTTTTTCTGGCGCGCCCGTCCTCGTGGGTCCGGCACGATGCCGTAGCCCACCACGTTGGTACTGATGGCGGAAATGCCGCGCTCTGCGTAGGGATTGTCTCGACGCATAGATCGGGCCCGGTCACGGAGCAGCCGTTGGCCTTGGCGGATCTCGCTGTCGGCGTCCGTTGAATGCGTCCGCCAGCCGGCAGTACGGCGGCCTCGGTCGGCGGCCTCGAAGCCACGCAACATTTTACGAGCCGCTGCGCGCGCAACACCCGCCCGCGGGTTGACCATGGCGACCAGCCAGTCAATGGGGTTCTTCATCAAGGACAGTCTCGGCAGTCACGATTGAAGTGGCAGTCGACAGCACTCGAGCCAGCAGGGCGGGTGCCCTTGCTGAATTGGGCGTATGACTGGCGGGGCGTTTTGGATGAGAGACCCAGCTCGGCGGCGAGCAGTCGAAGGATCCTCAGCATCTCGTCGATGCTTCGGTATGAAACGTTTTTCGCGCCACCCGGGTGGGTGTAACTGACGGACTGCGCGCCGCTGTAAATGGCCGCCCGCAACTCGTTGTATTGCTGCATTGTTGAGGGAATAAATTCGTCGGCCATTTATCGGTTCTTCCAAAAAGATTCGCGTTTGGGCGCCGGTTTAGGACGGTTATTTTCGATTGTAACCGGTTTTTCCGGCTCGCCGATACCCAGTTGTTTCTCTAGATCCTGCCACTGTTCCTCCTTGAACTCGTCCAATCTGAGCCGGTAGGCGGCGGCGCGGGCGTACACCGTGCAGTCCAGCACCTCGACACGGGCGCGTTTCTTCTCCCAGGTGACCGATGTCCGGCCTTTCTTGTCCTTGCGGGTTACCGCCTCTTCGCCAGTGAGCTGTTCGAAGAACTCCTGCCCCAGCTCCGGGAAGTGGATGTACCCACGCTGCACTGGCTGGTTCGGATCCAGTTCGTAGCGTAGCTGGGCGTACAGTTCCGGCTTGGCGATGTTCAACGACACCCGCCAGAGCTTGGTTGACCGCATCCGCTTTTTGCCATCGGACTTGATCTGGATGGGTTGCGCGGATTGAACCAGCATGTCACCAGTATGCAGGCCTTTGACCGCCATCACTGGTGTGCTCTGGTCGGCGCACCATTGGTACACCGTCTGCGTCTGGTCAGAAGAGTCCACCGCCAGCATGCGGACAGGCATGGCCACGCCTGCGTGCTCGTGCGGGAACATCTGGTCTTTCCATTTTCCGAGGGCAATCCATGCCGGGCCGTCCAGCTTGCTGGTGTCCCCCTCGAATATTTGGTGGTCGATAACCCAGCGTTCCAGGTTCCGCCCCCACGCATACGCAACTACTTCGATCCAGCCGGCGCCGTTGGTGCCCCGTTGCACGTCGGCCGCGGCGGTGATGATCAAGCCGCCCTTTGGCACGGTTCCAAGTTTTAGTGACCGGTCACGACGGTTGTAAAGTCGCTGCCAGTCAGGCGCCTCGCCTCGATCCTTCCACGTCTCGCCCAGCACCGTGTTGACGAACACTTTCAGTTTCTCCGGGTTGCCCTGCGCTGTCTCCCACTCGTCAGCGATCTCGCCCCATGACTGCCAGCCGATCGGACTGTAGAGCGACGACAGGTGGTAGCCTCGGCGGGCATGCCCGGGTTTTTCCGGAACCCACTCTCCTGCCCTGAGCATTCCGGCTTTTTGCCAATGTTCGATTGTCCCTTCGCATTCCGGGCAAATGTAGTGCGCCGTCTCCGGCTGCCCCGCGGGCCATTTCAGTTGTTTGAACTCGAACCGTATGCGCGCCGAACAGTGCGGGCACGGCATACGGTAATAGCGCTGGTCGCTGTTCTCGAACAAGTCAGCAATCCGGCTCAACCCCTCAACGGTGGGCGTCGACGGAATGAATATCTTTTTGCGCCGGCCATAGGCGTTGGTTCGCTTACGCGCCAACGCTTCCGGGTCACCCTGTTGGCCTACTTCCGTCTGGTACTCGTCAATCTCGTCCAGCACCAGGAAGCGGATGGATGCCGATCGCAAGCCGGCGGTGGAGCTGGCCCACTTGAACAACCAGATACCGCCGGGGAATTCTTTCTCTTCGAGCGTGTTGCCGCCCTCTTTGGACCTGGCCGCCGGAACACGCGACGCCAGCGACGGAGTCGAGAGCAACATCGGGTTGATCTTCTGTCGAACGTTCCGATTGGCCAAGTCCTGCGACGGCTCGAGGAACAGGCCGGGCCCGGGCGCGTGGTGGATGACGTAGCCAACCAGGTTGTTGGCCACTTCGGTGAACCCGAGCTGTGCGCCTTTCATCACCACTGTCTCAATCACCGGTGAGACGATCGAGAGGTTTTCCATGATCTCGCGCAGGTAGGGGGTACGCGCCGTCCGCCATTTGCCGGGCTCCGGCGAGCCGCGGCTATCAAGCATCCGATGTTCGTCCGCCCACTCGCCCATCGTCAACTGCGGATCAGGCATCAAGCCGGCGGCGAACGCCTGACGGTACTCGGCGTTTGCGCTCAGCGGGTTGGTCAGGTCAGCCGACGTCAGGGCGTTCAAGCACGATCTCCCCGGCCAGTTTCGTCAAGGCGTTGCGGAACTCGGTATCGAGATAGGCGCTGACGGCGTTAGGGTCCGTCATGGTCGCCAGCTCGTCGGCCAAGCGATCCTTGATCAGAAACAGGGCGTCGCGCACTTCCCGCGCCACGTTGAACGCCGACCGCGTCACCTCTTCACGATTGATCAACGTCCCGGATAATTGCTCGGCCTTGGCTTGGGCGTGCACTGCGTCGAAGTATTCCCGGCGTGCCCGGCTGACGTTGGTCCGCAAAACGCCCGTGGCGGGATCAATGGCGTTGGGGTCTTCTAAGTCGGGACCGGCGTTCGGATTTATCCATGTTGAAGTATCCACGGTGGGTGGCCGGGAAGAAGACGATTTTTTAGCTGCAGGCCTTGCGGGCTGCGGGGTTAGGGTGGCGGCCAATGCTATGGCGTCCTCCCCCAAGGACTTTGGTTTATGTTTGGCCGAGGTGTTCATTTCCCATTCACGATTCGCCAATGCGATATCCGTGATCCAAATTTTATCGCGGACACCTTTACGCTTTTCGATCCGAACGGAATTAGCGAGCCTTCCGTTTTCAATTGCCCGGACGATCGCGTTACGGGATAGGTCCCGAATTCTGGCGTATTCAGCGAGAGAAATTTCAGCCATATGGAACCGCGGTACCTAATGTTTACGGGGGTTTGGTGAACTGTTGCGTTTTTACAGTTGGGATTCTACCCGAACCAAATGGAACAGTTCCATTTTTCTCGCAGAGCATTTTTTGCACGGCGCGAATAACCAGATCGGAAGAGCGGTTCAGCAGGAATGCCGAGACCGTAACGCCATCTCGT